TATCACGGCCCGTACTGCGAGGGGTGTTTGAGAATGTCCCGATTCTACGACCTGGAAGCGCTTCACGAGATTCGAGACCGCAAGCGCAAGGCGAAGGAGAAGACATGATCGGGAACGAGCAGGAGACTCCGAGGTCGTTCGTATTGGTGGTGTGGATCCTTTCGCTGGTGGGGCTGGGGACGCTGATCGTGGGCGCGGCGAAGCTGGGGGATCTGATCGGCGCGTTCATCCGCGGCCTGATCATCGGGTGAGGAGAGAGAAATGAAAGAGCGGGAGCAGGATCCGGTTGATGAGATCATGGAGAAGGCCGAGAAGTGGGACGCGCTGGTGTGGCTAATCGGGCAGGATCTGCGGTGGTTCGTTTGGCTCCCACCCGAAGAGGGGAAGCCTGTACAATGCTCAGTCTGCAAAGACAATAGCACAGAGCATAGCGTCCACAACATCGATGCCGTACTCGACGTCTTTCGCAAGGCGCAGGAGAAGCCATGAAGCTGGATCCACGGCATCCGGTGCATGGGTACGCCGCAGCGCACCAGAACGATTCGGCGATGTGCCTGTCCGAGCGCCTCGCTTGCAAGCGCCATGTCCAGGACCTGTCGCGGATCGGGGACACCGACTTCCCCTATGTCTTCGATGACACGCGCATGGAGCGGATCTACGACTGGTTCGAGAAGGTGTGCCAGCACACGCGCGGACCGCTCGTCGGGCAGCACATCCACCTCCTGGACTGGCAGAAGTTCCAGATGGGATGCATCGCCGGTTGGGTCCACAAGGACTCCGGCGCACGACGGTTCCGCAAGGTGTTCGATCTCCGCGCCCGTGGCAACGCGAAGTCATCGGAGGCGTCGGGTCTCGCGCTCTACGGGATGTGCGGGGATGTCTGGTATCCGCCGAACCACCCAGAGTCGAAGATATTCGAGTCCTCGCCGGAGGTCGAGTGCGCGGCCGTGGACCGTGGCCAGGCGAAGCGCGTCTGGGGAGATGCCAAGGAGATGGCGCTGCGCAGCCCGCTCATCCTCAAGCACCTCGATGTCAAGGAGACCTATGTCAAGCACAAGACCCGGGGCGGGTGGATGAGGGCGTTGTCGCGGGACACGAAGAACAAGGACTCCGGCGCTCCGACGATGGTCATCCTGGACGAGTACCACGCGCACCCGACGTCCATCATCCACGACACCCTGTGGAACTCGTTCGGCAAGCGCACACAGGCGCTCATGGTCATCATCAGCACGGCCGGCGGGTCTGCGGACACCTCGCCCTGCTACCGCGAGTACGAGCTATGCAAGTTCATCCTCGAGGTCTGCGCCGGTGCGCAACAGGATCCGGCCGCGCGGCGGAAGTTCGACACCTACTTCGTCATGATCCGAGAGCTGGAGAAGGATGACGATGTCCACGACGAGAGGATCTGGCTCAAGGCGAACCCGATCCTCCGCGTCGAGAACGCATACTCGAAGGAGCTGCGCGACCAGATCCGGTCGGAGCATGACGCCGCCTATTCCATGAACGACACGATCGCCATCCGCGAGTGGCTCACGAAGCGCACGAACCAATGGCAGCGCCTGTCCGACGCATACTACTTCGAGCGGTGCGTGGAGGCGTGGGAGGAGTGCCGCATGGAGCCGGAGGAGCTGGATGTCCTCATCCGTGGCAAGGACGCGCTCGTGGGCATCGATTTGTCGAAGCGGATCGACTTGACCGCATCCGTGCTGGCCATCGCGCTCGAGGACGGCAGGATCGCCGTCCGCGCGTTCGGGTTCATGCCGAAGAACACCCTCGCCTACCACGAGAAGATGGACAAGATCCCGTACTCCGAGTGGGCCGCGCAGGGATGGCTCGTGGTCACGGACGGCGATGTCACCGACTACGACTGGGTGCAGACATACACCGAGCGCGAGGCCGAGAGGTGTATGCTGCGCATCCTGGAGTGGTGCATGGATCCTGCGAACGCCGTGCCGTTCGCGGTGGCGATCACGCGCAAGTACGGGCAGGATGCGGCCATCGACGTCCGGCAGGGGACGATGAGCCTCAACGCCCCGACCAAGCTCTTCCGCGAACTGGTGCTGCAGCGCAGGGTGGTCCATGACGGGAACCCCCTGCTCCTGGCGCACCTCATGAACGCCGTGGAGTTCAAGGACGACAAGGAGAACATCCGGCTCACAAAGAAGACCAAGGACTCGGTGCAGCGCATCGACCTCGCGGCCGCGACGATGAACGCCATGGCTCGGATTCAAGTCCGGGACAAGGAAACCACGGACATGGACGACCTCTTTTTCTGACACTTGACAAACGCGCCTAGCCTGTAATGACATCGTGATATAATGGTGTCATATAGGAGGGCGTTGCCTGTGCAGTTGCGTATGTTCGGCAGAACCTTGAGCATCACAACCCGCGGCATCAATGCGGACGATTGGATGAAGGGTATCCAGTCGGCGAACGCATCCTCCAACGGCGTCATCACGAACATCATGGACGCATACGGCATCGCGACCGTCATGCGCTGCGTGGACCTCATCTCCAACTCCATGGGGTCGATCGGTCTGGACTTGTTCGAGAAGAAGGAAGACGGGATGTACCCCGCCGAGAACAACGACCTCTACGACCTGATCACCATCGCGCCGAACCCCGAGACCACCAGCTTCGACTTCATCTCGTTCTTGGTGGTGGAGATCCTGCTCACCAAGGCCGGAGTCATCTGGATCGAACGCGCCGCAAGTGGCAAGGTCGAGGCGCTCTGGAACCTTCCGTCCTGCTACTGCTCCGACATCGTCCGCAACACCCAGACCGGAGAGCGGTACATCACCTTCTCCGGAGACTGGCGTGGGAAGTCCATCACGAAGACCATCTACGACAAGGACATGATTTGGATTCCGGGCCGGCGCATCAGCAACCCCGACAAGGCGGTCGATGTCATCTCCCTCGCGGCGCGGTCGCTCGGCCTCACGAGCAAGCTGGACCTCTTCGCCACGAACTACTTCGACTCCGGCACGAACCCCTCCGGCATCCTCACCTACGACGGCAACCCCCGCGACGAGGTCTTCAAGGAGATGATCGCGCGGTTCCGGCAGGAGTACTCCGGCGCGAAGAACCAGAACAAGGTCATGGGCCTCACCAGCAAGATGAAGTTCGAGACCCTGGACAAGCGCGAACCGGACAAGGCCCAGGCGCTGGAGAGCCGGAAGTTCCAGGTCAGCGAGATCTGCCGGATCTTCGGCGTACCACCCCACCTCGTATTCGAGATGGAACGCGCGACCTACTCCAACACCGAGCAGCTCAATGTCGAGTTCGTCCAGTACGGGCTTGACCCCGTGTGCGCGAAGATCGAACAGGCGATGGCGCTCGGCCTCTTCTCGCGTCCGCAGCGTCGGAGGTTCAACCTCCGGTTCCAGACCATCCGGTTGATCCAAGGCGACATCAAGACGCGCGTGGAGTTCTACTCGCTGATGCGCAACGGCGGTATCATGAATGCCGACGAGATCCGCGCTCGTGAGAACCTCCCGAGGATCAAGGGTGGAGACGGACAGGAATACCTGATCAACGGCGCGATGATCCCGCTGAAATACGCGAAGGAGAACCGCCCGAAGAACTCATTACCGCAGAAAGGAGGTGCGCCCAATGGAGATCCTAACGGAAAACAAGACCCGAAGCCAGATCCCGCCGCCCCAGCAAAGTGAACTCGAGTACCGCTCGTTCACTTTCGAGGTCCGCGAGGCCGGAGGCGATGGACCGGACAAGCCCATGATGCTCGAGGGCCATGCCGCCGTCTTCAACCAGCCGGTGCGCATCTATAGCGACCTCGAGGAAGAGATCGAACCGGGCGCGTTCTCCGCGACCCTGGCCAACGACCAGGCGTACATGGCGTGGAACCACAACCCCGACATCATCCTGTGCGGTACGCCGAACGGCAGCCTCCAGCTCAGCGAGGATCCGACCGGACTGAAGTTCACGGCCACGCTCGTGAACACGCACGAGGCGCGTGACAAGTACGAACTGGTGCGCAGCGGTGTGATCAACAAGATGTCGTTCGGGTTCATCATCCGCAAGCAGGAGTGGGACGAGAGCGACCCGCTCGTCACCAGACGCAAGATCAAGGAATGTCGGTTGCTGGAAGTCAGTCCAGTACCGTTTCCGGCATACGATGGGACTTCCGTGGGCGCTCGGGCCATGGCGGAACTCGCACAGTACCGGTCCAGCAGGGTTCCACCTGCCGACCCGATGCCTGTGGAGGACGCGAAGGACGAGAAGCTGGCGGAACAGAGGCGCGAGATCCAGCGCAGACGCAGAATGCTCTTGGCAGAGTAGACGAAGGAGGAACGAACCATGGAACTGAACGAGAGAATCACCATCATGAAGGAAGAGCGGATGAAGGTCGTGGCCGACCAGCGGGCCATCTACGACTTGTCCGGCGATGCCTTCGACCAGAAGCGCGAGGAGCTCGGCAACCTCGAGAAGAGAGCCGATCAGCTCGCGAAGGACATCATGGGCGCTGAGAAGCTGCTCGAGACCACGCGCTCCATGGGCGAGAAGCCCGTCTCCGCGCAGCCCGAGAGCCGCGACGATGCCCAGATGAAGGCCTTCGGGCGCTTCATCCGTTCCCAGGACGCCGGCCCCGAATACCGCGCGTTCACCCAGGCTGCCCCGACCCAGGCCGGCTACCTCGTGGCCCCGATGAAGTTCGTGAACGAGCTGATCAAGGACGTCGACGATGATGTCTATATGCGTCGACTCTCCAAGAACATGGCCCCCGGCGGCATCGGCCCGTTCCAGTCCCTCGGCTTCCCGAAGCGCACCACGGCCGCCTCCGACGCGGACTGGAAGACGGAGACCGCGATCCTGTCTGAAGAGTCCACGCTGGCCTTCGGTCGCCGCGAGTTCAAGGCGAACCGCCTCGGCAAGTTCGCCCTGGTCTCCAAGCTGCTCCTCTCCACCTCCAATGCGGAGTCGATCATCAAGGGCGAGATCTCCTACAAGCTCGGCGTGACGCAGGAGAAGGCGTACCTCACCGGCGACGGCGTGGGCAAGCCCCTCGGCATCTTCACGGCGTCCGTGGACGGCATCTCCACCTCGCGCGACACCGCCGGTTCCAACTCCGCGACCGCGATCGCCGCCGACACCATCCTCGATGTGGTCTACGGCCTCAAGTCGCAGTACCTCCCCGGCTCCGGCTGGATGGCCCACCGCGACTTCTACAAGGCCGTCGCGAAGCTGAAGACCGGCGAGGGCCAGTACCTCTGGCAGCCCTCGACGATCGCCGGCCAGCCCGACACGCTCAAGGGCTTCCCGATCTACATGAGCGAGTACGCGCCGAACACCTTCAC